TCATTTGATGCCGTTTCAACATCGAAGCCAGTGTCGATTTCGCCTGTGGTGCTGTCAGCGCCAGAATTATCAGAAACCGCTGTATTTTCGTCCATGAGTTCTCCTAAAAGTAAAGTTATCCTAGACTCTCGCTACGTCTATGTCAAGGTGTTCGACTTCCGCCGCCAGTTTTTCCCGTTTCTCCACCGGCATTTCATAAATCGTTTTTTCCACATGCTCGTCTACTGTTTTCTCAAGTTCTGCATCTTCTCTGGCAATACGTTCCTGCTGGTGCTTGGCAAGACTTGGCTCATAGTCAACGCAACCGGACATTTTCATATCCTCACGACGCTGCGTTTTTGATGTTATCCAACGTCCTGTCGACGGTGATTCGTAAGGCACAAAGCTGGTCGCGTCAATACTAAACATGGGCGCTGATATGATGCGCCTGGCCGCGACGCCACACTCGCATATCTGTTGAGCGTCCAGATTGGCGAGTTTTATGAAGCGGTCAAATTTATGGCCGCTGTCACAGATCAGTTCGTAAATTGGCATTATTCGATAGAACTATTCAATACAGAGTTTTCTCTTACCTGCGCGTTTATTTTTGCAATTTCTATCTGTGCAGCCGCCATGATTTCAGCTTTCTTCAACTCCGTATCGCGCTGAATGTTCGCTTTCATCTGCTCGTTACTGCGCTGTGCCTGTAGTTTCGCGGCATCCGTTTCCTGTTGCGCTTGCAACTTCGCCATGTCAGCCTGCATCTGCGCCTGCATCCGAACCTGCTCTATCTGTGCCTCTGCCTTCAATTCCATCATCTTCTGCTGCATGTCAGCCTGCATCTGCGCTTGTGTCTGTTGCGCTTCCTGCTGCATTTCGGCCATTCGTGTTTGCGATTCCGCCTGCTGCTTCGCGGCTTCCTGTTGTGCAGCCGCCGCCTCTGGATTGCCCTTCTGTGGTGGCTTCATGTTCTTGAACTGGTCTTCGACTTCCGTACCAAACCGGAATCGCCTCACAATCGCCAGCAATATCGACTGTGCTGCGCCAAAATCCATTGCCCCACTCTCGACCATTGGCGTCAGGCCAGCCATTAGCTGACCCATCGCATTCATAAAGTCACCAATATTTTTCTGGTCTTCGGTAGCCTCGACATCAATGGTGGAATTCGTCTCAATATCAATCTTGTAGGCACGTTGGGCATCATCCTGCAATACTTTCAGGATTTGCGACCACTGCGGCTTTGCCATTTCAGCCTGTAGCTGTTGCAACTGCTGCATCTGTTCTGGTGTCGGCTGTTGCCCCCTGGCCTGCATCTGTGCACCCATTGCCTGCGCTGCGGCAGACAACTGCTCAAGTTTCTGGCGCTGACCACTGGTTACAAACGGCAATCCAGTTGCTTTTGACCATGTGTCTTCGCTCATCTTGTTCGCCGCGACTTCCAGCATAATGCGCAAGATGTCACGCGAATACCGTTGCACTTCTTTTTGCAGCCGCTTGAGCCGCATCGTTCCCCATGATTCCTTGATCTTCTGCGCACCAAGCGTTTCACTGGCAACAGACTGGCCGCGCAGAATATCCGATATGCCCGTAATCTCGTAAATAACCCGCTTGCACTGCTCTCTGGCGGTAATCAATCCCTGTGCGACAACAATCAACTTATCCAGCGGGATTGTCCAGATCAGGTTGTTAAACCCTTTCTCGGCGGCGACAATAGACGTGGTTTCCAGCGGAACCATGTCATTGTCTTCACCACTGAAAATCTGCTCAAGCTCTTTGCCAAGCGAACCGTCATACGCGCCACGGACCTTCAACGCACTCACGACCTTCCCTAACCGTGTCGTCAGCTTATTTAATTCCTCTGCCTGGTTCTCATACAACTTGTACATCGCTGTCGGCAACAAGTCATTCGATTTCTGAATAAACTGCAACGGACACGGACAGTTGAAAAATCCCGTAATGCCCAGCGGATCATCTTCTTCCTTGAGATACCCATCATTGTAGGCAGGGGAAATATAGCGAATCTTCTTGCCGCCATCACGATCCCATATCTGGTAAATCAGTGCTGTCTTACGTGCGCCAACCGCATCGGCATCTTCGCGCCCACCTGTTCCCGTACCCTTGCGGTCGCCATCATTGTCTTCGTCATCTTCGCCAGTGGTATAGGCGATTTTCGCCGCGGCTTCTTCACCAAATAACCGTTCGCATTCCTTCCTGTCAAGATACTGTTCATAGGCGATCCACGGAACATTCGACCACTTTTTCGCGTAGCCAATGTAAACACGATCCCATGCAAGGGAATCCGTGCACACCTGCTCCCACTGGATAACAGGCATTTCATCGGTTCCCTGAATATCTGCCTCGTACTTGATGGCCGTCATCCCGCGTCCCGGAAGCAATCCATCCAGCGTTGCGCTGGTCATCGACTGGTCGAACGTCTCATATCCCTCGACATTGGTATCAGCAAGGAATTCCAGCATGCGCTGTCCAGCCATTGCAGCGGCCTTGCCAAGTGGGTCTTCGTCCTTGAATCGCCTGCCGACAACAGGGCGTGGCGTCTGTGAATACAGGGCGGGCAGCAATGTCTCCACGTTGCTGAACAAGATATTGAACGGAACGGAATCCTTGCGTTGGCCGCTGTATATCTCAACAACATCCTTGCCGTCCTTGCGATAGTCTTTTTCCCGCTTGCGCGCAGCGGAAATTTCACCCATCCAGAATCTTACGGCCTCATCGGGTTCCTTTGGCGGAACAACTTCTTTCTTCTTCGCCATCGCTATTAAGTTTTGATAACGAATAGCGTGACATTCAGCGTGCCGCCAATCGTCGCGTGCAGGTCAGCTACTGCGGCGGGGAAAAAATGGAATCCGATTGCCGGGGTAATGGTTCCTGAAATATCTGTTCCACCAGAGCCACCTTTCCTGAAAACAATCGTACCAGCACTTGTCGAATTCACATAAAACCCAAGAAGTGCACCACCCNCTGTGTAAACGTTTCCTGTGGAAGTTATATTTACCGGCTGACCGGACGNATAAACGGCATTTGACATGAAAATTCTCCTTGAATTTCAGTNATACACTCAGTTCGCCATCGCTCGGATTACATCGACTGATGGNCTTACGATAACAAAAAACAATCGNCAACGCAACTACCCATTCCGCAGCGCCCGCATCCGGCGAAAGTGTTCGTTCTTCAACTGGCCAAAATTCATGCCGATCACATTCCCGGCAATCAACTTCTGCTGGAATCCCATTTCCGGCATCGACGCCTTGCTTCGCCGCCATGTCACCGCCACTGACCGCCATCCATCTGCCGCGTGGCTCGACCTGTCATGCTCCGGCTCACTCGAATACGTGTCCTTCTCGGTGTCATATTTGCGCCGATAGGCTTTCAGGTGATCCAAGCCCTTTCCGCACTTTACCGCATCAAACCGGCAAATCGGAAACGTCGCCCGCGCTGCCTGAATACCTTCCTGCACATCCAGTCTCGGTGCAATCGCAAACTTCCCAATCTTGTTTCCATGATCCAGCGCCCATGTACTCGCCTGATCCAGCATCGACCTGCCACCCGCCGCCTTTGTCCGTGGCCGCGCATCGTGTGGCAACCAGTGAATTCCGTACTCATACCCATACTTTTCACGCTTGTTATCCAATTCGATACATTCTGATGCAATATCCCTGAACCGTGACTCGTGGTAATCAATGACGTGCATCTGGTCGCCGACCATCTGATAATACCAGCATGTCGTATCATCATCGTAGCCCAAATCCCATCCCGTAAACACAGGAATTCCGGGAATATATGGCACGTCCCCAATACGACCGTCTTTTTCCATAATCATCAGGCAATCACCCCAAATCGCACCAGGCAATGCCAAATCGAAGGAAACGTAATACTCCTGCCGGAATAACGCCTCCCCATACTCATCGCCATACTGTGATTGTAGTTGTCTCAATATCCTCAACAACTGCTCTGGCGAAAATACCCCCGTCTCATCTGCATTCAGTGAGGAATAAAACCAACCTTCCTCATTTTCCGCAAATTCACACATCGTCTTGAAGTGGTTNTTNCCNCGTGGCGTNGAATTAAATCCCGCCCAACCNCCGTTTTCCTCAAGAATCGGCATCAGATACGACCACGCCGCTGGATTGGAAATCGCATACTCTGAAAATACCAACCCTATCGGCGGACTTCCCACCAGGCTATCGAAGTTATCGCTGCCAACCAACTGAAACGTACTGCCGTTATGAAACGTCAGCATCATTTCATCATCACGACTACTCGCAATCAAATCCTTCGGAAACGCCTCGTCAATCCGCCGTTTTCCCGTGTGTGGATTGATAGCCGTCCACATCGACTTCCGCGCCTGCTTCGCTTCCGGCAACATATACCAGTAATTCCCNACCCGCTCGTGCGCCGCATACGCTGTATGGTGCAGGAAAATATCATCTTTTCCACTCCGCCGGTGCCATTTCAATACCGCCCTGTTCCCGCCGCCGCGCAAATACTTCCACAACGGCTTCTGATACGCCCTTGGCTGCCAGTTGTGCGGTAGGACAATTTCACCCATCAG